CCCGGATAGACCCGCGAGCTGGGGAGCCAGGAAGGACCCGAACCGGGGGGGTGGGGCTGACGTCGTTGGCTGGCTCATGCCGTCACCTGTGAGCGTCAAGCCTTCGGCTCTTGAAGAAACGGGATGGCCGGCTTCTCACCCAGCAGCTCGTAGTATTCAATCTGAGCCTTGGCGCTGGAGATCATCTTGCCGGCGATGTTGGCCAGCTCTGATGCGTGCTTCGTGTCAATGGCGCCTGCGCGCAGGTCATCAAATACTGCAGCCAGATCCATGCGCAGTTCGGTTGCGTTCTTCATTCCTGTTCTCCGTCTTCTTGGTTGAGATAGCGTGTCAGCTTCAGGTGCACGCGCTTGAGCTCGACGAGCGCCAACGGGATGCCGGCGCCCTTCGGGCATGACTTGCGGTTGTTTGTCAGCAGCCGCACGATGTAGGAATCGCTGAGGTGCTCACGCGCTGCAGCACGGCGACGAACTCGCTGTTCTCGCGTCGCTGGTTTCGCATCACGTGCACGCCAGCGAATGATGGCGCGTGCCTCTTTGACGTGGGCGTCGTGAAGCTCGGCCAAGTGTTGTCGCTGCGCTTCCAGTGATATTGCGCGCTGCTCCATTGACCAGGCCCGCCAGGCGCAGACGTGAGCGTCATGTCGTGTGGGCTTGAAGCCGGGCGCTGCCCGAATGCGCCCAACCCTCTTGTATTCCGCGCGCATCTTCCTGATAGCCGCTGCGGCATCGGGCTGCATGACTTGAAGATTGGGCCGATTGACTTGGCTGCGCGCCTTGGCTTTCTCTCTGAAATCGGGGTCGCTCGCATAACGTGCAGCAGATGCCGCACTGAAGCATGTCTTGCAATTTGCCCGATATCTTCCCCGGCCACACTTCGCGAACATTGCGATGGCCTTGAGCTCGCCGCAAACCTTGCACACCCGCTCCGTCACAGCCTGCCCCCATTGGCAGCGGCCAGGCGCTCGGCACTCTTGGCCACTGCCTTTTGGAACTCTCGCTGGAACAGCGGCCCGACCGTGCGGCGGGCGGTGCTCAACAGATCCAGGCGCTTGGTGTAACTGGCGGTCGGCACGTACCAGAAGACGGCGCGGATGTTGCGCCCCGCCCTTTCGTAGACCCCAGGTGTCAGCTTGGCAGCGTTACCAGGAAGGATGGCCACGTAGGCCCGGCCCAGCTTGGCCGCCCGTGCCGCACGGCGCGCAGCACTTGCGCTGATGACGCGCTGATAGCCCGGGCTGAACTGTGCCCCGAGCTGCGCAATCACCTGGATGATCTGGCTGCGGCTGACGTTGCCATACGCGTCCAGCTTCGCGGCCGGGCCAGGGGTGGTCTTCCATCCCTTTGGCATGCTGCCCTGCGCTTGCAATGCCGCTTCAAACTTCTTGACGCCCCGCATGCCGCCCAGCTCATGCTCAGCCAGCCATTGCGCCGGGGCCGTCGCGCCCTCGCTTCGCATCTCGTTCTTCAGCAGCACCTCGGCCACCGGGCTGATGGCTGTGTTCTCAGCGCGTTTGATGAGCACCGCCCGCTTGGTCGCTGCGGTTGGCCGGTCCAGCTTTGAGGTGAGCTGCTTCGTCCATTCGTCACCCACTGCGCGAGCGGTGCCCGTCAACGCCGTGGCGATTGCGGAATTGAAGCGCCTGTCGCTGAACTGCGTCAGCGCGGCCCGCACCTGGGCGATGTTGGATTCGAGGGTGATCCTCATGCTCTTCCCCTTGCGGCCAGCCGTGCCGGCCTGTTGCCCACCAGGGCGCCCACCACCTTGCCGGCCTCAGCCACGCGGATGGCGGGGGCCTTGAGGGGCTGGGCGTCCAGCCATTGGTCTGCGGCAGCCTGGCCCTGCTCTGCGGCCCGCCTGGCGTGCTCACGCTGCAGGCGCAGGCCTTCGCGCAGCGCGGCATCCACCCAGGCCTGGCCGAACACCTGCCGCAGCTCGTCCACCAAAGCCGCAGCACCAGGCATGGCCTGGCGCAGGCCGCCCTTCTTCACCCCTTCTTCCTCTTTCATCGCTTCCTGGTTTTTCATGGTGTTGGTGATGGGTGGTGAATGCGCTGCGGGCACAGGGGCGCGTTACGCGGCTGTTACGCCTGCATTACGCCTACAGGGCGCGTTGTTACGCGTGTTACGCCTGTTACGCCTTGATCCTTCAACACATGCGGGCGTGCGCGCACATGTGCACACGCATACGCGAGGGCCGCGTAACGGCGTAACACGCGTAACATCAACGACTTAGCGCGTAACGCCCGCGTAACGCCCGCGTAACAGACGCGGCTTGAACGGTGCTCAGGCGTCATCTGGCACCTCTCCACTGGTGATGTCGCGCAGGAAACCGCGCAGATCGTTTTCGAAACTGCGCACGCTTTCACCGGCCCAGGCCCCCTCACTGGCACCGTCCTTCGGCCCTGCGCCCTTGGGAAGCCAGCAGCGCACGGCCTTTCGCACGCCGCCAGGGTTGTCCAGGGCCACCACCTTGTAGACCAGGCGCGGGCCCTTCTCATCGGCGCCCTGGTGCTCTTTGAGCCAGCGCTGCACTTCGCTGGTGAACTTGCCCTGGGAAGGCGGGAAGCGCTCGCCGTTCACTGCGCACCATCGGCTGAAGGCCCGGTAAATCTGCTCGGCAGAGCACACCCGCAGAGGGAGCGGGAGATACCCCTGCATCCACTCATGGGCGAAGCGCTGCGCCGGCAGCCAGCCGCTTTGGATCAGGTCGTTCTTGGCCTTGGTGAGGATGGGCTTGGTGTGGCGGTTGAAGTCGCCCAGCGGGTAGTTCTGCAGGAACCAAAGCCACTTGCGGGCGCCATCGTTGGCCAGGAAAGTCTTGACGCCCTCATACAGCGACACATCGGCCGCCAGGGGCGTGTAAACCACCATGTAGCGCCGGTCACGCTCTTCCAGGGCCAGCGGCTGGCTCTCGTTGCTGAGGAACACCACATTGGCGTGGTTGCTCTCCCACCGCGTGGGCTGCTGGATCTCACGGATGGGGAACTTCTGCTCTTGCGTGACGATGAGCTTGAGCCGATTCTTGTTGTGGTACATCTCCTGGCGGCTCACCACCTCGTCACCGATGATGGCCAGCTTCTGGCTCAGCCAGCCGTTGAACTTGTCCTCAAGCTCGGTCTGGCCCACCGTGATGCCGTAGCGCCCGAAGAGGTCACGCCACACGTCCCAGTACAGGTTCTTGCCCGTGCCCTGCGGCCCGTGCATCACCACGGCCGTCTGCATCTTGGTGCCGAGCTGCTGCAGCGGCAGGGCCTGCCAGCGCAGCACCCACTGCATGACATCGCGCACGCCGTCTGGCGTGTCTGCGCTTTCGCCGCACAGGTGGCGCAGCAGGTCCAGCATGGGCTTCACGTCTTCCGCCTTGCACTTCAGCGGCTCCACTTCCATGCCGCCGAAAAGCTGCACGCAGCCTGCGGGCAATTCCTGGCCAGGCTCGAACAGCAATTGCTCGGGCATGACCATGCGCCTGTTGGGCGAGTTCAGCCAGGCCTTCACGCTGTCGCTCGTCATGGCCAGGCGCAGCGCGTCCACGGGCACGATGCGGTGGCTGTCGTCGTCCCACGCCGTCTTCGTGCCGTAGATCAGCGCGAAGCCGGCCATCAGCGTGCTGTAGTTGCCCAGGTTCACTGTGGACTTGCGACGCGTGCCCCCCTTCCCCTTGGGCGGCGGCTTGGCGCCACCAGCAGGTGGGGTAGGCGGTTCTTCGCTCATGCGGATGACGTTCTCAGGCTTAGGCAGCATTCAGAATTTCCGAACCGATGAACGGCAGCACCTGACGAATCTGCTGCCGCACGGCGTTCAGGCCTTGGCGCAGCGCCAGGTCGTTGAAATCGGTGTCTTTCGGCCCGCGAAGGTGCCGCTGAAACACCGGCCAGGTGTAGGCGCACTCGGCCACGGCCTTGGCGGTGACGTGCGCCTTGTGGCGGCCCGGGTTGCCCGCTGTGCGCCAGTCGTCATCAGCGCAGATCAGCAACGGGCTCTGCGGGTACAGGCCGCGCAGCAGCTGCGCCACGGGCAGCAGGTTGCCGGCGTCCAGGCCCACGAAGACGGGCAGCTTGCGCTCCAGGGCCATGCGCAGGCTCAGGCCCGTGGCCCAGCCCTCGCAGATCAGCAGCGGCTCGCCCACCACCACGTGGCCCAGGCGCAGGCAGCAGCCCGGCTTCTCGAAGCCCTTGGTGAAGCGCTTGGTGCCATCGTGGCGGATGACCTGCAGCGCCTTCAGCGCCTGGTCACGCGGCAGGTCATACCGCAGCAGGGGGATGACGATCGAGCCATCGCGCAGGTAGCGGCAGCCCTCGGCCTGCACCGCCTTGCGCTGCAGGTAGGGCACGGAGCCCAGCGGCTCGCGGGCGGCGCTGGCCCACAGCTCGGCGGCGGTCATGGCGGCCTGGGCGGCGGCGGCGGCGCGGGCCTGGGCATCGGCCTCGGCTTGCGCCTGGCGGCGGGCCTGCAGCGCGTCACGCTCGGCCTCGGTGATGCCTTGCCAGTCCACCTCCACGCGGTGGCGCTCCTGGCCGCGCCAGTCGCCAAAGCTGCCCGTCACCACGTAGGTGCCGGCATCGGTGCGCACCTCGCGCAGCCGGTACCACTGGTTCTTCTTGGGGCCGAAGCGGCGCACGCGGCCGGTCAGGTCCAGCGGCATGGGGGGAACTTCCAGCCCTGCTGCCAGCATCTGGCCGACCACGTCCTGCGCGTTCACGGGTTCACCACCCTCGTCAACAGCCTGGAGGCGACGCGCTCTTCCATGTCGAAGCCGTCGACGGTCGGACCAACGCGAATGACCTGGTTGGCGTCGTCCACGTAGCCGAAGCCCAGCAATGGGTCGGCGCGGCCTTTGGAAGGTGGCTCGATGCGCAGCAGCTTGACCCTGCGGCCCCTGATCGTTTCGTAGAAGTAGCCGATCCGCGCCTCGAACTGCAGCACCTTGCGGCCGGCGGGCAGGCAGGGGCCGCCTGCGGCCTGGGTGCTCACTCGCTGGCCTGCCATCAGATTCGTCCTTGCGTTTGCTCAGCACCGGCCCGTGCCAGGCGCGCACCATGGCGGGCATGGTCGTTGCCGAAGTTGGGGGAAGAAAAAACGCGCCGCCAGCCGGCCGCCTGGTGGGCCGCAGGAGGGACGGCCGGGCGTGCACAACAGCCAGCAGCCGGCATCGCGGCCGGCCAGCTTGGCGCAAAGGGTCGGTGGCTTGGCACTGCACGGGGGCCACCGTCCGAGGGTTTGAATGTCAAGCGGCTTCCTTCACCGCAGCCACAGGCCGCGCCACGTCAATCACGGGCCGGCCGGCCGGGTGGGGCCAGGCGGGGTCGGGGATGCGGCTCCACTGCACATCGGCGCGCAGGGTTTCCACGGCCACGGCGCCCTGGGTGGCGCGCTCGATGGCGGGGCAGCGTTCTGCGGGGATCTGTCGAACCCCGGCCACCCACTGGCTTACCGCTGCGGATGACACGCCAAGCGCCGCAGCCAGAGCCGATGGCCCACCGGCTGCACGCACGGCTGTCGCTGAGGGGTTTTCTTCCATGCGGACATGGTAGCACTGCTAAACGTCAGAACGCAAGCCCCGCTAAAACTGCCGCGCTCTAGCATTGCTTACATGGAATCCGACCATCAGCAGGAGGGGCAGCGGCTGGCGCAGCTACTGGCGCGGCACGGCATCACGAACAAGAGCGAGTTCGCGCGCCAGCACAGGCTCAAGGGTGGGCCGTCGATGCTGTCTCAGCACATCTCAGGCAATCGCCCCATCTCACTGGATGCGGCTGTCGTCTACTGCACGGCGCTGCGGGTATCGCTTGAAGAGGTTTCCCCCAGCATGGCCGGGCAGGTTCGCATTGCTGCCCGGCTGCTGCGCCCAGGTGTAGGCGTGCATGAACCCGAAACGCCCGGCCCTGTGGCCGCGTTCCCGACGCGCTCAGCTTGGCCGCACCGGGCCATCACCGAGCGAGAGTGGCAGCAGCTCACCCCAGACGAGCGCCTGGAGGTAGAGGGGGCCATGCTCAAGGAATACGGCCGCGTTCGCAAGGAGCGCGCAGGTCAGCAAAACCGCGGCGCGGCGTGACGGAAAGCGCCAAGGTTTATCTTTGGCCGATTCGTAAAGCCTGAAAGCTCAGTGGGGCTTTATGCACAGCATTTGTGCATAAAAGAACCGCGCGGCGCCCCACTTTCGGGAACCGGGCCGTCACTTGACCCGATACCACCCGGCCAGCGCACCTATCGCCGCGAAGATCACGGCCGGCCATCCAAGGCCCGCCCCGTCTGGCGACGCCATATTCCACGCTACCTGGCCCACCACTGCGGCCACGGCTGCGAAACCGACACTTGCAAACAGCTTCAAGACGAGCTTCATCTTCGAACCTCCGTGCGGGGCGCAAGTGTTACATCGCAGCCCTTCAAACGTCCATTGCGAAAAATCATGTAGCGTTGCTATTGCGTTGATCGTAAAGCGTTGCTAAAGTCCGCATCCACGCCCCAAGACAACCGCGCTGCGGGGGGCCGAGGATGCGATGGACCTGCACACCAGCCTGGCGGCCCTGGCCGCAGCCCTGGCCGCTGACGCGGCCGAGCACGCCCGCCACACCGCGCGCCACCAGCGCACCACCGGCTTCGCCCGCGCCCTGGCCGCCGTTGGGGAGGCGCTGCTGTGAGCGCCCCCACCGTCCGCAAGTTCCCCCGCACGCTGGCCGAAGCCTTCCCGGCTGACGCCCGCCACGCCTACGCCATCGAGCGCGGCAGCCGCCGCATGGACAGCGTGGGCTCCGTCCTCCTGGCCTGCGCCTGCGGCATCGCCCTGGCACTGGCCTTGGCGCACTGGTGGAGCGCGTGATGGAGCGCCACTTCGAAGACGGCACCGAGCCGACCATCCTGCCCCACTTCGGCGGCTGCACCGGCCCCTGCCAGCAAGGCCGCGTGGCCTGCCCGTGCCCTCAATCGTGTGAGCAGGCGCTGGATCGAAGCATCCTGCGCCTGGCTGGCCAGGCGTTCCTGGCCATCGTGCTGGCGGGGGCGGTGATTGCGGTGGGAGTGGCGCTGTCATGAGCGCCACCATTCACGGCGTGGTCGAGCGCACCTTTCGGTGCACATCCGCACCACCAGCACACGCGCCGGCCGCGGCGCAGGCACAGGTGCGGGTGGTGTTGAAACAGAGCTTCAGCAGCGCCGTGCGCGTCCACGCTGTGGTGGATTGCGGCATGGGAGCGGCCGGCGAACAGGCCGCGACGCTGATGCGCAAGCGCTTGGTGGCTGGCAAAGCCTGCATTGCACGTGGCCGCGCCATCGAACCCCTGGCCGGCAGCATGGACGTGTTCCTGCGGGGCTGCGCCGAAATCTTCACCGAGGAACCCGCCTGCCAGGCGGTGAAGGAAGCTGTATGACCTGGATGCTCACCGCCACCGGCCAGACCGTTGACCTGCGCTACATCGGTGTGCCCGACATCAGCGTGCTGGACATTGCGCACCACCTGTCGCAGATCAACCGCTTCACGGGCGCGGCGAAGCGGCCCTACTCCGTTGCCGAGCACTCGCTGCTGGTGTGCGAGATTTTGCAGAGCGAACGGGCCGTGCGTGACCCCTGCGTGCTGATGGCCGCGCTGATGCACGACGCGCACGAGGCCTACACCACAGACCTCAGCACCCCCATGAAGAAAGTGGTGGGCGAAGCGTGGCGGCGTGAAGAGACGCGCGTGGAGCACGCGGTGCAAGAGCGCTTTGGCATCGTGGCCGTAACGCGTGAACACCGCGAACTGGTGCGCTGGGCTGACCTGACAGCACTCAGCACCGAGCGCGCCGGCCTCATGCCTCCATTCGGCCCGCACTGGCCCGCCACCACCAGCCACCCGCCCGTCGACTGGTGGGACTTTGACGCCCGCGCCAAGTTCACCTGGCAAGACTGGCGCAGCGCGTTCATGGACCGCTTTGCTGAGCTGCACTACGCGCGTGAGCTGCACTACGCGCGCAGCTTGGGGCGGGAGCACGCCTGATGACCCGCAACCACCAAGCCGAGCCCGGCCCGGCCATCGAATCATGATTGACCTCACTCCATTCCTGGCCACCGAACACGACCCACGGGTAAACCTGCGCGCACCCTGGCGATGCCCTGACGGCGTTTGCGCCACCAACGGCCACGTGCTGGTGTGCGTGCCAGATGACGGCGGCCAGCATGCCGACGGGACCCAACACTTGGCAGATGCCGTGGCCAAGTACCGCCCCTGTCTTGACCAGGCCGACCGCGTGTGGGCTGAAGTTGCGGGCATTGAACTGCCGCAGCTCCCAGAGTGCAAGGCCTGCGATGGCAGGGGCCACAACTACTACTTCGAATGCGACGACTGCGACGGCAAAGGAGAGTTTGACCACGGCCGGCACACCTACCAATGCCAGGAATGCAAGGGCGAGGGCAGGATCAAAACCAGCGAGAAGTCAGTCGGGGCCAAGAAGGAGTCATGCTGGAGATGCGACGGCACAGGCCGAGGGTTTGCGTCAGCGAGCGTCGAAGGCGTGCTGCTGCAGACCAAGTACCTGGAGTTGATTAAGGCCTTGCCAGGTTGCGTCATCAGCACATCCGGCTTCTCAGCCCCTGCCGTGTTTCGGTTTGAGGGCGGCTTCGGCTTGCTCATGCCTTGCAGGGACTGAGCATGACCCGCAAGCGCAGCAAATACCGCCCCCGCGGCGTCAACCCCACGGCCCACCTGGTGGCCATCATGGGCGTCTCCTGGCTCAGCCGTGACGACCAGACCCTGTGGGCGCTGGCCATTGACGACGCCGTGCGCGCCGTGGCCCGGGGCCAGGCCAGCCAGGCGCACTGGCGCGAGATTTTCGATGCGGTCAACCTGGTGGAAGAGCTGGTGCGCATGCGCAAGGCGCATGACCCGGGGCGCATCGTGCAGGCCGCGCAAGACGCCTGCGAAGCCATCCTGGACCGGCAGCGCGCCACCGGCGTGCGTGCTGCGCGTGCCAGTGAACTGGCCGCCCTGCACGCCCTGCGCGCTGGCTGGGTGGAGCTGATGAGCGGCATCACCCAGGCCGAGCGTTTCCAGGCCGGTGAAGCCGTGGCGCACCGCGTGCGCCGGGCGCTGGCCGGCGGTGAGCCCGGGGCGCGGGTGGTGCATCCGCCGCAAGAGGTGACCGCGTGAAGCACACCCCCAGCCCCCACCGCGCCGCCGCCAACACCCTGGCCCAGCGCCTGCGCATCGTGGCGCACCGCGGCCACCAAGTCACCGCCAAAGACCTGGCCACCCTGGTGCGCGCCGCGGCGCTGCTGGAGGAACAGGGCGCGGCGATTGATCGGCACCTGAGCGTGTACGGCCAGACGCTGGGGGAGCTGGTGGAGACGAGGCATCAGTTGGTGAGCATCAGGGAGATGCTCACGGAGGCGTTGGAGGGGGAGGCTGTATGACCGAAACCCTGAAGACCACGAAGGAGCCTTGAAGTGAGAGACAACCCGGATGACGGCAGCGGTTTGGAGCTTTTCGGCCGCGTGCTGGTAGTGCTGACCATCGTCGGCCTGGTCGCCATGCTGGCGCTTGCAATTTGGGGGATCTGGGCATGGATCAAGTGACCCTCACCCACATCGAGCACCAGATCGCCGAGCTGCAGCGGCAGGCCGAGGCGCTGCGCACCACCACGGACGACCCGCGGCTGCCCGCCGCCTGGCGCAAGCTGGTCAAGGGCCAGGGCTGGTACCGGTACCTGCAGCTGCCGCCCGCGCAGCACGAGCTGGCCCTCATCGACGGCTGGGAGCCCCTGCACCTGCGCCAGCAGCGCATGCCCGACCACCAAGCCCGCGCCCTGGCCCGCGCCCACAGCGGCCTGGCGCTGGTGCGGGCCACTGAGCAGCACCACGGGATTCACTGACTGACTGACCGACTCACTCCCCCACCAGGAGCCCACCCATGAGCCTACTCACCCAAGCAGCCCTCATCGAACGCTACGGCCCGCGCCTGAGCGTTGACGAGCTGGCCGCCGTGCTGAAGATCAGCCGCGCCACCATCAACAATCAGATCAGCGACGGCACCTTCCCCATCGCCACCTACCGCGCCCACGGCAAACGCTGGGCCGACTTCCAGGACGTGGACGCCTACCTCGAACAGTGCCGCGAAGCGGCGGCGGTGGGGGCGTGATGGCCCGGCAGATCATTACAACGACGTGCGCGACCTGCAAGTTTTCGGACATGCACGAGCAGCCACGTGAAGAAGGTGAAGATCCGGAAGAGTTTGTGCCCGATGGGGGCTATGGAGAGTGCAAGCGATTTCCGCCTGTGCTACTTCGGCCATTGCGTGACGAAGAGGACGCTTCTTCTACCACCAATTGGGGGGTGATGAAGTTTTGGGGCCAGCCTTTCATCGTTGGTGATGATTGCTGCGGTGAGTGGAAAAAAGACGACGGGCTGGGTGTCCATTGGGCTTCCGTCGATGATTCTTGAATTGGCGGGCGGAGTCAAAGCACCGAATCGCTCTCATCCCGATGTAAATCCTCGGGCTTGAGCTGCGTGTACCGCCTAAGCATGTTCCAGCTTTTGTGCCCCGTCACCAGCGCCACCTGCTGCACCGCATAGCCCTGCTCGAACAGGCGCGAGGTGCCATCGTGCCGCAGATCATGAAAGTGCAAGTCCGGGATGGCCAGCGCCTGGCAGGCCCAGCGGAAATACTTGCTCAGCGTCTGCTCGTGCAGCGGGAAGATCAGCTCGCCGTCGCCGCGCGGCTGGCGCTGTAGCAGGGGCCAGGCGTCGCCCAGCAGGGGAATCCACTCGTCGTTGCCGGCCTTGCGCCGGGGGTGCTTGCGGTCGCGCACCAGCACCAGGCGTTTGGTGGCGTCTACATCGGCCCAGCGCAGGCGCACGATTTCACCGCGGCGCATGGCCGTCAGCACCGCAAAGCGCACCACATCGGCATACACCGGCCCGTGCTGCGCGTGCAGGTGGGCCACCAGGCGCTGCAGCTCGTCCTCAGTGGGCCGGCGCTCGCGCTTGCCGCCGCCGCCAATCAGCCCCAGGTGCGACAGCAGCGGGCGGGCCTGGCCCACCACATCGGGCAGCGTCACCTTGCGGGCCAGGGCCGCGTAGCGCAGCACCGTGCCCAGCTTGCCGATGTCCATGTTGCAGGTGTAGGGCCCGGCGCCGTCATCTCGACGCGCTGAGCAGTAGCCCACCAAGTCCTGCGCGGTCAGCCGCAGCGCATCACGCGCGCCCAGGTGGTGCGCCAGGTGCTTGAGCGTGTAGTGCTCGGTGGACGCATCAGAGATTGGCCGCGCCTGGTCGCGCAAGTCCCGGTAGGCCTGGATGAGGTCAGCCACTAGCACCACCCGCCCCGACGCCGCCCCCGCCACCGGCCCGGCCGGCATGCTGCCTTCGCGCTGGCGGTCGATGTCCGCCTCAAGCTGCCGTGCCCAGCGCTCAGCCGCCGCCTTGGTGGTGAACGTGCGCGTGTACGATTGCACTCCCCTCCGCCGCACCTGCGCCCGCCACTTGCCCTTCACCTCGATGATGCTCGCCACGCCCGCCCCCTGATTCGCCGAAGTGCTACCGAATGCAAACGGTAGCACTGAGGTAGTGAATGGGGGTGATTGTGGGGGGTGTTGGGGTGAAGGTTCTAGAGGTAGAGGCGTGGTAGGCTTGGGGGAGCCCGCCGTAGTTCAATGGGGGGAATTACCTCGTAGCGGGGCCGCCCGGTAGCAATTCCGGTAGCACTGCGCCGTTCAGAAGCGCCTGATAAGCCCGCTCACACGCGGCGCCCGTTCTACCCCTTGCATCTGCTACCGCAGCAAGCTCTCGACCAGCTTCCTCCAGCCGTCCGAGCACGTCGGCGAGCACAGTGGCGGGGCTGGGGGTTGGTGGGCTGCTGGGGGTAGGGGCGGGATCTGCGGGGGTGGGGGCGGGGCAGGCGGCAGTGGCGGCGAGCTGCTGGGCGCGGCGGCGCAGGCCGTCACCAGCAATGCGGCCAGCAGCGCGGGCAGCGTCCAGGGCGCGGGCTTGGGTTTCGGCTTCACGGGCAATCTCCTGGTGCTTGTGGATCCATGCTTGCTCGATGCTTCGGTAGGCAGCGGCTGCGCTGGCGCTGGCGGCCACGGCCTGGGCGCGGTCTTCGGCGGCCTGGCGGCGCTGGGCCTGGATTTCGGTGCGCAGATCGGCGGCGGTGAGCTGCGCGCGCTGCAGGCGCCAGGTTTGCACGCCGGCCAGGGCCAGCGCCACCAGGATGCAACCCAGCAGGGCGCGGGTCACGGGCGGCCTTCGCACATGGCGCGCTCGGCGGCGCGGCGCTTGGGCAGGCCGCCGCAGCGGTGGGCGGGGTCGCGGCAGTCGCGGCCCTGGAAGTAGACCCAGCGGTCAAACTCGGCGCAGGCTTGGGCGTGCTGGCCGGCGTTGTGCAGGCGCACCATGGTGCTGCGGCACACGGCATCGGCGCCTACGTTGTAGGCCAGGCTGACCAGGCTGTCGAACTCGCCCTGCGTGAGCGGCGCGGTGACGCAGCGGTGCACCGCGCTCTCGCCTTTGCGCACTTCGCGCAGGGTGAGGGCCAGGGCCTGGGGTGGGCGGATGGTGTCGCCGATCTGCACGGGCGAGCCGTCAGGCCGCCAGGTGCTGCCGAAGCCGTAGGTGGGCCGGTCAGTGGGCAGCGGGCGGACGGCCTGGTCGGTGTAGCCCTCGTCCTGCGTCAGCGCCACCAGGCCGGCGGCGCTGAGGGTGAGGGCTGCGGCCAGGAGGCGGGGGTGTTTCATGGGGTGGGTCACAGCGGTGGCAATCATGAGCTGCACGCGCTCTTCAGTGACGGCGGCAGGCCGTTCTGTGCCGGTGTAGGTCAGTTATGGAGCACCGGCTATCGCCGGTGCATCAGGTGACAGGTGGTCAGAACTCAGGACACAAAAGCGGGGCGAGCGCCGACGTCCGTGTTCACGCCGCTGCGGGCGTAGTACAAGCCCAGGGAGAACGGCCCCGCGAGAGCGCCGGAGGCCCAGAGCCCGCCGCGGATCGGCATGCGCTCGCTCGTCACGTCCAGGTAGAACCCGTCCCCGCCCAGGCCGGTGCCGGCCACCGGGAAGAGGCCCAGCGCCTTGAGCTTTTCGAGCGCTGCGGTGGCAACCTGAGTGGTGCCGGGGTTCGTCATGCCTTCGAAGCTGCTACCGGACGCCCGCACGAGCGTGTAGGCCGTCGTGCCGCTGGTCGCATACTTGACCGTGTTGGCAGAACCTGGCGCGACCAGGCTGCCATTGGTTCCGTCGATGGCCTGCCAGGAGGCGGAGCCGGACGACAGGTCGGTCGCATTCAGCGAGGCGTTGTTGTTCTCGATCACCTGGATCTCGCCCGCGTTGATGCGCATTCCTGCGCACCACTCGAAGACGTTGCCGGCCAGGTCGGCGATGCCGAAGGGCGTCTGATCGTGCCTCCAGCTCGCAGGGCCGCTGCCGGTGCGTGTGGTCGTCGTCGCTGTACCGGTGGCGGCCGCCAGGCGGCCGGTGGCTGCGTCCACGGCGCGCTCGGTCGTCACATCGGAGCTGCGGCCGTAGTCGCTGTTTCCGCGAGGTTGCGTGCCGTTTTTCCAAGTCCATAGCGCCACAGCGGCCCACTCGGCATTGGTCATGATGTGCCAGCCCGTGCCGTTGGCGCGTGCCAGGTTGACGCTGTTGTCGAAGTTGATGCTGCGAATCGGGTCGACGCCCGGAACGGAGATCATCTCGCCGTTGCTGCTGAAGCCGATGTACTGGCCGATGAACAGCTCCGACTTCGTTACGCCACTCACGATGAACGCCGGGTGCGTGCCCGTGCCCAGGCCGGAGTCAATGCTCTGCAAGGTGAAGCTCGGAATGACCGCCATGAAGCACGGCTGCCCCTTTGCCGTGTACAGCACGGTGTTTCGGCCTTGCGACGCCGCCTCAACCTGGCGGCGCAGGGTGTCTGGAACGCTAATGGTGATGCTCATGGCGGTTTACTCCTGGCCTTCAGGCTGATTGGCCGCGACCGGGGCCGGGCTTGGGTTGAATCGCGCATCGCGCTCAAGCGCGGCGGCGATGTAAGCGCTGTACAGCACGGCATACGCTGCGCCATAGGTGGTGCTCTCGCCTGTGGGCTCGCCGGTTGCGGGGTCGCGCAGCGGGATCTCGCGGGCCGGGTCAAAATCCAGCGTGATGCCAGCTGCGGGCTTGCGCAGCTCTTCGCCCGTATCGAGGGCCAAGACGCGCTCCTCCTCAAAGCGCACAGTGGGGGTGCTGGCGCGGCGGTTTTCGATCACGATCTGGCAGCAGCGCTGCCAGGCCTGGCCGGTGATGGTCGATTCGGCGTAGTTGCTCATGTGGTTTCCTTTTGGCTGTGTGGCTTACCAGGTGGCGATTGCGGAGCGTTTCCAAGTGTTGGTGGCGGTGCACACGTAGACGTAGTTCGCGTCCCAGCAGATTTCGCCAGCATTGCCGGTGTCTCCAGCGTTCGCTGGCGTCTTGGCGGTGCGCACGCGCAGGCGGTTGTCGTTGATGTCAAGCAGACTTGTCGGTGTAGCGGTGCCGATGCCTAGCCGACGGTCCGAGGTGACCGACCACGCGGCTTGGCCAAGAATGACCAGCGCGATGACGCCGGCGCTTGGGCTGTACAAGCCCGTTGTCATGTCATCCGCAAAGTGCAGAGAGGGGTCGCCGACGGTGCCGCGGCGCAGGATCACATCACCGCCGGCCACGGCGCGAGCTGCCACGCCAGCAACGTCGGCCAGGTACTGCATGTGCCTGATGAGGATCTCCGGCAAGGCCGTGGCCGCGATATCACCTGAGCCAGCTTCGCGTGCAGCCACGCCGGCCAGGTCGAGCGCCTGCTGCACAGCGGCCAGCAACTGCGCCAGCGGCACCGCGTCACTGCTCGGCGCCGACAGCGCAATATTCCAGGTGGTGTAGGTGCCACTGCCTGAGGTGCTGACTGACTCAACCGTCAGGCTGCCCGTGCCTGAGTTGTAGGCGGTGATGTAGCCGAGCATCCAGTTGGCCGCCGCGGCGCTGTTGGCCACGATGACCCACTGGCCGACGACCCAGGCCTTGCCGGTCTGCGTCGTCAGCGTTTTGGCGCCGGTGCCGATGGCCAGGCTGGTAGTGCTGGTGCCCTGCGCTCCTGGAGCATTTACGGCCGTGGTGGCGCTGGCAGACGCGGCCGCGGCCGAGCTGGAGGCAGCACTGGCCGAGGTGCTGGCACTGCTGGCCAAGCTGGCGGCCGCCGTAGCCGATGTGGCGGCGTTGGTGGCCGAGTTGGCGGCGTTGGTGGCTTCGGTACTGGATGTGCTGGCGGAATTGGCTGCGGCAGTTTGCGAGGCTGCGGCTGCGCTTGCTGAACTGGCGGCTGCCGTAGCCGATGTGGCGGCGGCAGTGGCCGAGTTGGCTGCGTTTGTGGCTTGGGTACCGGCTGTGCTGGCCGAACTGGTGGCAGACGTTGCTGAGCTGGATGCCGAGCTGGCCGAAGCTGCTGCGGAGGAAGCAGACGAAGCCGCGGCTGTTTGCGATGCGGACGCTGCAACGCGCGAAGCATCTGCTGCTGCAGCATCCGCATCTGCCTCCACGGCGTTGTTGTACGCATTGGTTCCCAGCGCATTGGCCTGGGTGCCGAAGGTGCCCAGGGCACCTAGAAACGCATCTGCGCGCGTGGCAAAGTTGGCCGGGTCTGCCCGGCTGGGCGCGGTGGGCAGTGCGGTGATGGGGGTGGGTGAGGTGGGCATGGTCAGGCCAGTCCTTCAATTTCGAGGCTGCAGTAGCTCTTGAGCTGATAGGCGATGTCAATGTTGAAATCGCGGAAGAAGCCGTACACCGTGAGCGGGCGAAACAGTTGATCTGTGGGTACGCCCACCCACACGGCTGGCTTGGCGCGCACGCGGGCCAGCACCTGCTGCACGCGGGCGACCTGCACGGTGTCCAGCATCAGGCGCACGTTCATGCGCTTGCTGAAAGCGCGCTCCACGAAGGTGGTGGTGCCGAACTCATCGGTTTCCTTGCGGCTGTAGTCCACGATGCCCAGGCTGGCGCCGTATTCCGCATCACCCAGCTCGTACTGGTTGCCGAAGACCAGTTGCCCGATTGCCACGGTGCCTGAGCCGGATACGCTGACCGTCATGCGGGCGCTGGCGTAGGGTGGCAGATCGGTCAGCACCACTTCTTCCACCTGCACGTAGGGCTCGAAGAAGTATTGGTACCAGTCGAAGATGAACGTGCCGTCCAGGTTGACGGTGCGGCTGTAGACGGTGGGGCCACCCGCGCCGTCTGTCACCGTGATGGTGGCCTGCGTGCCCACCAGGCCGAAGAGCGCCATTGCGTTGGCCAGGCCGGTGGCCAGCACCACGGTGAGCGGGGTGCTGCGCGTGGTGGCCGTGCTCACCTGGTCATCGAACATCGCGTGCGTGTTGTCCGGCCCAATGAGCACCCATTGCGTGGGGCTGATGTCGGGCTGGTTGCCGGTGTTGCTGTTGACCAGGCTCTGATAGATGTGCGTGCCGTAATCGACGAAGGCGTCTTTGGCGTAGGTGGTGCCTACGGCCCAGGCGCTGTAAAGCTCAGTCGCATTGCTGCTGACCAGGTGCGTGGCGGCCACGAAGGGCGTGGGGGCGATGAGCTTCATGTGGCGGCCACCGTTTGCAGGCTGGTGCCGTCAGGCGACACCCGATCCAGGATGCGCGCGGTCTTGTTGGTGGCCACGGCAGTGGAGCGGGCTTCGGCGCGCAGGCCTTCCATTTCGGCGCGCAGGGCCTCAAGCTGCGCAATCATTCGGCGCTCTTGAGCGTAGCCCCCGGAAAGCATGGCGTTGGTCTGCTCAAAGCTCCAATACCGAGCCGGGCCTGTGACCTCAAGCTCCGGGCCGCGCTCGCCCACCAGGCGCAGGCCGCCAGTGTGCAGGCCGCCTTCTGCAAATCCACGGTAGCCATTCGCCAGAATCCAATCTAAATTGGCCCTGATGTCCCTTTCGGAAGTTCCTTGACGTCTTTCATATTCCGTCAGTTCGGCGATAGTCACTTTGTTTTCGTTGAACCAGTCGATTTTTTGGTCGGCTGTGTAATTTGTGAACCAGTTTTCTGGAAGCATCGCCGTCACGTCTTCCAACGTTCTTGCGGTCGTTGATCTGACGGGCTGCGCAGCAGCGGCTATGGAGGCAGCCGCTTGAACGGCGGCGTTTGCAGCAGCGAGCGTGGCGGCATTTGCGCGGGCAATGTTGGCTGCACTTTCCGCTGCCGTTGCATTGGCTTGTGCGGCGGCAAGAACGGCGGCCGTTAAAGCCTGATTTGCAGCGGCTGTCGCAACCGTTTCTGCAGCAATGGCGGCGCCCAGACGGCTCATCGCTTCGCTGACGGATACCACTCCGGTGTCAATGCTGCGTAGCGCGTTGAGTTGCGCCTGCGCAATGCTCAGCTGACTGGCCGCATTGACACGGGTTGCGTCAATCTGAAGATCCAGTTGCTCCTGCGCCACCCGGGCGGCATCTTCTTGGGTCTTGAGTTGCTGTTCTGCAATGCTCAGAGCTCGCTCTGCGCTGCTGAGCTGTTGGCCCGTGGCGGATTGCAGCTCGGCCAATGAATTGGCCAGCAACAGGGTATCCCGGCGCAATTCCGCTGCGCTGGAATATCTTGAAGGGTCAAGCTCGCGCCGGGCGGCTTGCACGGCTTCTTGCAGCCTGTCTTCATTCGGCAGCGTGCCTGTTGCGCGCAGACTTGTCAGTGCGTCTTGCACAAACTGCCGGCCCTGGGCGCCTGACATGCCAAATCCAGCCAGGCCGTTCAATTCTTGAACTTGTTTGCCCAGGAAATCAAAAAGCGGGCGGGCGGATTGCAGGGTTTCTTGTGCAACCTGCTTCGCTGCTTCTGCGGCCGTTTTCTGCGCGTTGATGTTGCGCATCTGCAGGTCAAAGGCGCTACGAATCGCCGCCTCAGCAGCGGCGGCCTGGGCGTCTATGGCTCTGCGCACGGCGTCAAACGCGGCATTTGTGGCGGCTGTGGCGTCCTGAGCAAGCCGCTGTTTGTTGGCCAGGGCTTCTTGGGCTGCCTGGGCCCGCAGGTCTGCCAAAGTGCGCTCTGATGCTTCCATTGCGGCAGCGGCGGCTTGGGCGTCCTGCAGAGCTGTCACATAGTCAAAAAGAGCACGGTTGGAGTTCTCCAGCGCGCCGCGCTCCAGGGCGCGGATGGCGGCGGTGTTGCCCTGCAGTTGCAGCAGTTGGCGCTCCAGAGCCAGGCGCTCCTGGCCGATGCGCTGGGCCTCGGCCTGGGCGGCGCGGGCTGCCTCCTGGGCGGCGGCTGCGGCCGTGCGGGTGGCTTCGGCGGCTGCGGCTTCGGCGGCCTGGCTGTCTTGCAGAGCGGTGATGCGGTCGAACAGCGCCCGGTTGCTTTCGTCCAACGCGCCGCGCTCCAGGGCGCGGATGGTGGCGGTGTCGCCTTGCAGTTGGAGCAGCTGCCGCTCCAGGCCCAGGCGCTCTTGGCCGATGCGCTGGGTTTCAGCGGCGGCGGCGCGGGCGGCTTCCTCGGCTGCGGCGGCGGCCGTGCGCGTGGCTTCGGCGGCGGCGGCTTCGGCGGCCTGGCTGTCCTGCAGAGCGGTGATGCGGTCGAACAGCGCCCGGTTGCTTTCGTCCAACGCGGCGCGCTCCAGGGCGCGGATGGTGGCGGTGTCGCCCTGAAGCTGCAGCAGCTGCCGCTCCAGGCCCTGGCGCTCGCGCAGGATGTCGGCGGCGCTGCGCAGGGCTTCGGTGGCTTGGTCGCTGGCCTCGGCCAGGTCTTCCACCACCGGGGTGATGCCGGCGAAGGTGCCGCTGAGCTGCACCAGCACGGCAAAGTTCTTGCGCCCGGCTTCGGTGTTCAGGTCTTGCGCTTCCACCAGTTGGCGGAACGCATCGCGCGTGGTGGGCAGGGCCAGGCCCAGGCCGCCCAGGGCTTCGGTGAGCTGGGCGGTGGTCTTGGAGGTGCGCTCGGCTTCGGTGAAGAACTCGGCGTAGTAGGCGGCGCTGGCCTGGGTGAAGTTCTCCAGGCCGCCGAAGGCGTCGGCCAGTTGGCTGGCCAGGTCGGCGCCGGCCAGGCTGGTGGCGTACAGGTTCAGGCCCAGCAGTTCGAGCGCCGGGTTGATGGTGCTCAGGCTGCCGGCCAGGCGCGTGAGTGTCTGGACGTTGGTTTCGCCGGCACGGGCGTAGCTGGTGCCGGTGGCCTCGATGGTGCGGGTGACTTCGCTGACCTGGTCGATGAATCCCCTGAACGTGCTGCCCGATTCGGTTTGCTCCCAGTCTTCGATGCGCGTGGTGAGGGTTTCCGTGACGGTGCGGCTGGCGCCCAGCACGAAGGCGGCCAGGTCTTCGTTCGCGGCGGCCAGCGCTTCTTCCACCTTCTTGGCGGCCTGCTCGGGCGTGAGGCCATCGAGCTTGATGCCGCGCGTGCCGATGTCGTTTTGCGTGATGTCGGTGCCGAGTGTGGTGGTGAAGCTCTTGACGGCGGTGCTGCTCAGGCCCAGGGCTTCGGCCATGCTGGCGGCGTTGGTGCGCAGGGC